CTGCCTGGAGGCGGAAAAAGACAACCCGATGTTCAAAACTGTACCAATGATAGATGCTACACTCTCATGGAAGTACGAGTCACCAAAAGTGAGGGCGATCAAATCACAGGACACGGTGAGCTACTTGTGTGAGGATATAATCATGAGACCAATTGAGAGGGAATGGAAACATACAGAAGTACTCTTGGATCCATCGAAGGAGGCACGCTTTCTCGAGGGTGACAGAGTTGATGAAATGGAAGGCGAGATATATGTCATGCTAGATTACGCAAAGATGGATAAACAGCACTCAATAGACAGTCAAAGTGAAGTGATGCGTGCCGTGTGTGATTTTCTAGGCGTACCAATGCAATGGAAGTACTGGCTAACAGCTGCGACGAGAAATCAATGGTTGCGTGATGGTGATAGGAGGGTTAAACTAGTATACTCACTTCTAACAGGAAGGAGAATGACAACTTTTATAAATACAGTGTTGAACAAGGTGTATCTGGATATCGCTTTAAATGACCAACGTCTGTACCGGTCAGCATACCATGCAGGAGATGACATAGTGTTGAGAGCCGCGAATGATAAAAAGGCGTACGAGATACTGGCAAGAGCGTTGAATGCCAAAGTAGTCTTCAATCCGAAGAAACAGTCATGGGGCAGGTCAGCTGAATTTCTGAGACAAGCAACTTGCGGTGGTGCAACTTATTGTTACCCAAACAGGAGTATAAGCACTTGTGTGTGTGGGAACTGGGTGACAAAAATGAAACTGGCAGAGACACACTTGCCAGGGATGTATGCCAGAACGAGTTGGACCCTAGATAACAGAACAATGTTAGACGGTTTCGCAAGAGACACTTTGACATACAGTCTATGGAAAAGGACAAGCGGCAGTTACCAACAGGCAAAAAGGATCTGTGAACATAACATCAGCGTCGACGGGGGGCCTGTTAGCACAGATAAAACGGTAATAAGCGTGGCAAAACCTAGAACGGAAATAGACATAAAAGAAATGACACAAGCACCATACACCAATGCTTCAAACGACTATGTCGAAGCGGTCGATGCAAAGTATGGTAAGAGGTTATTCAGTGATGAGCTGAAGAAAGAAGTGAAACGGATATTTGTTAGGGCATCCGCACTTAAAAGTAGAATTGGTGGTTTCCATGTCAAAAACTACCTCTACAGCACATTCGAGTGTGCACCTAACGAAATCACGTGTGACAAGAGACACATTAAGATGGTTTACAAAGGAGTTCTCGCTGAACACCCAACCTTACCTG